ACCACCAGCAAGACCACCAGCTCTCTGAAGCATAGATGGTGGTGCACCAGGAAGCGGAGACCTAGGTGCTCTCACTCTCGCAAGTGTATCGGCAAGACCTCTAGCAGCACCAGGAGTACCACGGACAATACCAGCAGCACCTTTAGCAAGACCCTGAGCACCACGCGATCCAACTTTACTTACTTGGATGGCAGCTTTACCCAGATCAAAGTTTGCAATAGCAGTCTTGACACTACCACCAAAAGTTTTTAATGACTTACCTAAGGTTGCAAACTGTCCAGGCAATGCTTTCAATGCACTACCCAAAGAGGTAATAGTTTTTACCTTAAGGTTCTTAAGGTTCTTAACGATGTCATCAAAGGTACCAAGGATTGCAGCTTGAGGACCAGCAGCTTTCGAGACTGCCATAAACTGCTTGAGTCCCTGCGGAGTTGCTGCAGAGACTGCTTGTCTAGTAGCACTGACAGCGTTCTGAGCACCTGTTCTAAGACCTCTACCAGCACGGAAGAAACCACCCACTTCATCCGCAAGACTACCAGCACCACGTGCAACGTTCGGGAAGGGACGACCTGCAGTGCGGAGAACAGATACATCATCGGCACCAGTGATGCCCTGCATAAACAGCTTACGCTGTGTATTGAGATTGCCAGGGGCATTTCTTACTGCATTGAGAGCATTGCCTGTTCCCTGTCTTGTACTACTTACAAAACCAGCAGCTCTTTCTCTGATAGTTTTTGTAGCAGAAATAAGAGAATCTTTTAAAGTCTTAGGAGTAAGACCAGTTGCTAGGGTTGTGCTACCTGCACGTGCTCCCTGTCTGATAGCAATGTCATCTAGTTTGTCAGCTAGCGCAGCAGTATTAGTACCAGCAACTTTGTTTAAACCAAGTTCAACACCATCGAGAGCTAGGTTACCAGTAGCTTTAATACCTCTACCAGCTAATCCAACAGTCCCTTTCGCCCCTCTTACTATCCCTCTACCAACAGCACCACGAACTTTACCACCAGTAGTAGCATACTTACCAGACTTGGCAGCGTCAACACCCATAGACGCTTGGCGCAAGCCAAACATACTAAACCCAGCGATGGGTGTCAAGAAATCTCTAACTTTGGATGCGGTCTCTCTTAACTTGACTTCAAAGTCTTCTAGTCCTTGAGCAATGCCATCAATTCTATCAGCAAAACCAGCAAGACCATTAGATACACCATCAATAGCTGCGACAAGGGCACCAACACCAAGAGCAAGAGCACCAAGACCCAGAACATTCTTCCAGTTAATCTTGCCTGGTAATTTTACCTTATCCTTTAGACTACCACCAGCTTTCTTTTGTCTAAACTTCTCAATAGCATTCTCTTGCTGAGCAAACTTGTCCGCACTAATACGCCTCTTAGTAATAGCATTCTGTGCCCCCAGAAGACCATTAGTTTTTATCTGAGCATTTAAGACATCAGATAAAAGATTGTTAGTGATCTTCTGCGCATTCAGCTGGGCACTATTGACCGTAAGCAGCGCTGTTATTTTCTGTTCGGACGCCATTTACCCTGTTTGTTGTTTAAGTTTCTCTTCTTCAAGGTGTGCGAGGAGGAGAGCAATGTATACTTCTCTTTCCCACGGCATCATATTTTCAATCTCAGTAAGACTGTATTTGTGATGCTGCATTAGTGCGAAGTTTGTCCTAAAGTAATTCTCTAGAGTATTATAGGACATCACTACCCGAAAAAAGATGCTAAACCCTCCAGGGTATACTCGCATCTCTCTTTTGTATTCGGATTAATTACACTGAATGTATGTGATAATTTAGGCATAGACGCAAAGAACTCTTGCATCTTAAGGAACTGCTGTGATGTAAGACTATCAATGAATGCAACCAATTCTTTCTTACTGGACGACGAAGACTCGTGGACTTCATCACCATCAATAATTTGATCAATGCATTCAGCAATCATTTCAAATACTTCTTCAGGACTAGTTTCAGTGTCACCAAAATTATTTTTGATGAACTGATCCAGAGAAGGATACTTCATCTTGACAGACACATCTTCAGTCAGCTCAATAATATCAGTATGTTCTTTAGGTATGTTAACTTCCACTTCCTCTAAGTTAATTTCAACATCAACTTGAGTTTCATTATCATCTGTACAAGTGACTTTCAGCTCAAGAGATTCACTTACAGACTTAGCACGAATCTTCAGGAACAAATATTCCAGATCAAACATTGCAAGTCTCTTGACATTCAAGCGACTCGTGATGCAATTAGTAAGCAGTGTAACCACTGCATCCTGAATTTGTTTTTGATCTTCAGATTCTAAAGCAAGGAGAAGTGTCTTCTCTTCTTTAACGAGGAAAGGTCTATACTTAATTGTCTGCCCTGTAGAGGGAAGAACAGCAGTATACGAAGGTACCTCAAGTTTTGGTAAAGCCATAGTGTGTGGGTTCAGTACTTTTATTTATCGTCAGATGTCAAACGCTTGTTTCAAATTCTTTGAAAACTTTCTGGTCTTATCATCAATTCTTCTAAGCTGTTTACGAAGTGACTTTGGTAAAGGATAACGATCTAATTGCGACATAGATTTGAAAGCTTGTAAAGCATCTTCGTATTGAATTTCAAATCTTTCATAGTATAAATTAACTGTACAAGTGACTAGTGTAGTGGTACCAGCATCCAGAGGCACAGCATCAATAGAGTATGGGTAGACATTCTGGAACCAATATCTCATTGATTTGGTTTGAGATCTGTTGACAGGTCCAGGTTCAAACTTATCAACCAGAAGTGACATCTGATACTGATCAGGGTAAGCAACTCGCGTAAATCTATTTCTATCTCTGTCAGGACTTTGAGTCCACCCTTCCATCATATCAATATCATTTCCACTATTATCCACCTCTTGGAAAATCTTATCAAACCAAGCGTGGAAGACTTTATAAGCTGTCATATTAGCATCACAGATAAAAGTCAATGACAGATCATTGTACATCTTCATCGTCGGATACTTCATACTATGTCCAGTATAGTATCCATTAACTTGTCCTGTCGCTGCCTGCACGCTAGGCAATGACGCTTGACTACACAGCAACTCCATCGACTCTCGCGTGTCATTGCTGACATCTAATCCTTTCAGATCAAGCTGCCAGATTGCTGGGATGGTAACTCTAAATTGGTTAGACTTGGCAACACCAGCGCCACGTTTTAGCTGCTTGCGCAAATCATCGTAGAGATTCGCCATCTAAATATAGCTTAAGATACATTTTATTTATGGCGTACTCTGGACAGTACAAACCAGTGAACTACCAGAAGTATAAAGGTGACCCTCGTAGGATCTTTTACAGATCATCTTGGGAGCTTATGTTTATGAAGTACTGCGACAGAGAAGAGAATGTATTAGAGTGGGGTAGTGAAGAGATTATCATACCGTATCGTTGCCCCACTGATGGTAGGGTACACCGATATTATCCTGACTTCTATGTAAAGGTCAGAGATAAAGATGGTTCTCTCAAGAAATATATCGTCGAAGTTAAACCAAAGAAGCAGACGAAACCACCTAAGACACCTCAACGTAAGACTAAAAAGTATTTGCAAGAGGTAAATACTTTTATGAAAAACACTGCGAAGTGGAAAGCAGCAAAGAATTACTGTGATGATAGAAGAATGGACTTTCTAATTCTCACGGAGGATCATCTTGGAATCAGTCTTTGAAAAATTAGAGAAGGCACAAGCTGGCGAAGATCGTAGTCCTTCTTGGTGGCGTAATGCAGGTAAGGTTGCAATGCGTTCTGCTTTAGCAGACGGAACAAAAGATGCTATCGTTACTAGCGAGATAGTAAATCGTGATGATGACAATGAAGTGAAATTCACTCCAAAAATTGGACAGTTGATGATGTTTGAATACGATGCACGTGTATCTAAGCAGGTGCTTCCATTCTATGATCAGCTTCCTGTGGTTCTTGTACTACAAGTAAAGCAAGATCATTTCTGGGGAGCAAACTTACATTACATCAGTCCAAAGAAAAGATTAAAAACAATCGAAGCTTTATTGAAAGGTAAGATTGATGTACCTCGGAAGATCATCCATAAATACTTGAAAAGTGATGTCAAAAATGGTGGTCTGTTCATACAGATCGCAGAAAGTGATTGGGACTCAGCGATCTACTTACCAACAGAGCAATTTGTATCTGCAGTAGGGAAAATAGAGATACCGTTTCCCGCTAATAAAGTATGGCACAAGTATGATCCCGTTTCCAAGTATCGATTCAAAGCTAAACGCAAGGTTTCCTAATGTCACTGCTTGATAAGAAAAACAAGGGTGGTAAGTCACTCCGCTTTCCGTCAGATAAGGTAGCGGATCACGATGACTATATGATGTTCACTGTCTATGAATATCAACCTCCTTTTCGTAAAGCAAATTGTATTGGTCAATCAGGGGGAAACCTTTGGGGAAGCAGATATTCTCAGTATGATACCACTGGTTTTGGTGGTGGAGAATTAAAGAATTCTCCGTACAAAAATATGATTCTCTATATGCCAGAGGATATTAATGAT